CATTCTGGATGCATCCCGGGAACTTGTCGGCCAGGGCGCCAAGCTTTGCGTTCGCGGCAGAAAGAGAATCCGCAGCAGCATAGCTCACTGAGAATTCAAATTTGTCGCGTGCGCCTCGCTCCGCCTTGTTGCAGGCCTCCGAATACACCATCGTCGCAACGATGTAAGTGCTCAGAATGTCATTGTTTTCCTTTTTCATCTCTCTCTCCATTGTGGTGCGCTTATTTCCAATTGAAATTGGCGGCACCCTGCCAACCTCAGTCGGACGCACAAGCCGAAGCTCATGCGCCCTGGTGAGGCCACAGTCTATGCGTACATATTCTGGAGCACCTGAACAGCCTGCTGGTTGAGCCCGTCGCCCCTGCCAAACCACGCCGAATCCAGCCGCTTTGACTGGTCTTGGCTAGGAACAGAGTGATAGTTAGTCCACTCCGTTACAGCGTTCAAGGCGTCGAAGGCAGTCTTGCCCGCGTTGCCACGCCCGCTGTTGAACAGTTTGTGCAGGACAGAGCGCTTATTCTCTGCCTTCACCGTGCTGGGAAGCGTCCCATCCGGCCGTTTGACCGGGTTGGGGACAATCTGCAGAGCAAACTCATCCCAGGCAGCCGCGGTCATCACCTTGCCAGCCAGCATCGTCGCCAGGGCGGCGTAATCGCTGACCTTTTTCTCAACGAGGCCAACCAACTGTCCAAAGTCATCCAGCCTCGCCATCACATTCTTGCGATGGCTTGCTTTGCACTGAATTCCCTTTTCCGACAGGGCCACCGCAAGCGTGTTGCAGCAGACGACCCGCTCAATGACGAGCTTGACCACATTCCCCATTTTACCGTCGTGCCCTTTGGCAAACAGCAAATAGGCCCTGTGCTCGTCGCCAGCCGTCGGCTGGAACGTCCCGTTGATAGGGCACAAAATCCAAATCTTGCGACCCTCCAAAAGGCTTCCTGCGGTCTCGACCTTCAAGCCATACTTGTCGACCCAGTCAAACGCATCTCGATTTTGCACGATATTGTAGGCCTTGGTCTGGTTAGCAAACCAAACCTCAGCGCCAAACTGTGCAAACGCGGGAGTGCCCGGCCGATTGACCCGCACTAGCGCCATTCCATTACCGGCAGCCACGGGCTGGAACCCGGGGCCTGGATACTGCAGTGGTCGCTGTTCGATGTGCCAGTCGTCGAGCCCGGACGCCACAATGGCTTCCTGGGCTGTAACGGCAAGGTCGCCGACGTGGACTCCAAGGCCATGCCAAGGTGTTTGCCCGGCATACATCATGGTCTCTACATTCGCAGTCATCTCTCTCTCCACTGAACCGCACATACCGCCAGACCGAAATGGTCCAGCTTCGGTTGCGCGCTTCATCGGCCGCACAAACTGTTTGGGTTTGTGCGACCTAGAAACACACTACTCTTCCAGCATCTTGCGGATGACCTTGGCGGCCTCCCGGTGTGCCTCTGCGACGTCGTCGACGCCATCGTTGGCCTGAAGTACCTGCTCATACAACCCCGGTCCCAGACCAAAGGCGCTCTCAAGCATGTCGGGCAGGTACACCCGATATGTCTCTCCGGGGCCGTCGTCTTGGTAAATCACATCACTGTCCCAGTATCCGTCTCCCCACCGGAGGGTCGCGTCCTCCTTGACAACGGTGTCCAAAAGAACCCCAAGTGCACAGAACTGCGCCTCACCTCGCTCGATCGAGCGAAGCGTCGTCCGCGACATGCCCGCCGGATATTGGTTTGTCTCCAGCAGTTCAACACACTCAGTAAGCCGCTCTTTTTGCTGCTTTGTGAACATAAGTCTCTCCCTCTAAAGCGCATGCTGAAATGGCATGCGGAAACCGTTTGTCGGCTTCATTGCCCGCACAATCCGAAGATTGTGCAGACTAGAAACATCAAACAGCGGTTCTGTTTTCCGGCTGTGCGATGACCCAGGGGATTGCGACGTCGGCAAAGACTCTTCCGACCACCACACCGGAGGTGTTGATTTCCGCGCCCTGGCTTCTAAACGCCGGACCCCTGAGCGGGTTGTATGTGACCACATAGCCAGCGATAGCGCCAATCCTTGCAGTTGCGTCGGCCACGTCGCCGCCCGCCCACTCCCCGCAAATGAAGGCATGAACGTTCTTTCTGCCGGACCGCAGCACCCGCCGCCAACCCGCATCGGAGACCACAAACGAGACGTCGACAACCACAAACTGGTCCGAGTAGCCAACGACAACCCACCGACCCTTGCGCTTGGCCTGGATGGAGTAGGTTTTCTTGTGGAAATTCCAGTAGATGCGGACACGCTCTCCGGGCTGCGGAGAGTATCCGTTTCTGGATGTAATTTGCATTTCTCTCTCTCATTGAAGTCTGCGAGACTGCTGGGGAAATTCCCAGCCGACATTACACACTCCCTTGCCTGCACAATCCGGAGATTGTGCAGACTGGGGAATGCAGACTAGCACTCCGGGCACCACTGGGCGGCCGCGTCGAGGCACATCCAGCAGGGCGGGGGAGCAGGGCTCCGGTCGCGCCGGAAGAGGGCTCGACGGGCCTTCTTGGCGGCAATGCGGCAGAGCTTGCGGTAGTACCGTCGGCCCTTCCTGGTGGACGTGTCCGGTCGGCCGATAAGGCCCTTCGGGTCGTTGAACATAGTATCTCCCTCTCTATTCATGCGCCAAATGGCGCAAGGAAGCGTTGCTTCATTGCCTGCACAAACTGTTTGGGTTTGTGCAGACTAGAAACAGGCTTAGCTGTCGACCAGCGCATCGATGACCCGTGCCGCGGCCTCGTGTCGCATTCCGGCGCTCGCGCCGTGGTCATTGGCATCAGCGATGGACAGGGCCTCGTTTGTGGACAAGCCGAAGTAGCCGCCGACCTGCTTTGACCAATCGGCGGCACCATGCCGTTCATCGGCATGTGCAAGCCGCTTGCCAGCCTCGTCGCCTTCCCAGCACAAACCCTTGTCCGTCTCGTTCACAAGTATGTCGCAAGCGACACCGATAGCGCAGAAACGCTCGCCTCGTCGCAGTTGCCCAGCGCACTCAGGGTATTTGCCGGACCGCAGTTCGCGAGCCAGATACTTGAGCCTTTCCGTTTGTGTTTCAGTAAACATATCCCTCTCTCCAATGTGCACGTCCCAAACGGGACGCGGAAGCAATGCTTCATCGGCCGCACAATCCGGAGATTGTGCAGCCTAGAAACACACTCAGTCGCCGATGATGCGGTCAATCGCTTTTGCCGCCGCGGCGTGCCTTTCGCCTTCGTTGGCCTCGTCATTGGCCCCAGCAATTCGGCAAATCGCGTCGTTTGGAACCATGAAGTACAGTCGGACCTCATCCATCGCGGAATGCCGTTCGCCTGTTTCGGGACACCAGAAGGTGTTACACCGGGCTCCCTCCTCTACCGGGCTCCATTCCAGGCCTGTCTGGCTTTCGTTGAGTATGATGTCGCAGGCAACGCCAAGAGCACACCTTTGGCCGCCCAGCTTAAGGCTGCCGGCCGTCTCCTCGTGCTTTCCGGAACGCAATTCACGTGCCAGATAGCGGAGCCTTTCGATACTTGTTGGGTTTGTCATGATTCTCTCCCTCTAAAGCGCACACCGGAATGGTATGCGGAAGTCTGTCGTGCAGAGCTTCATCGGCCGCACAAACCCGAAGGCTTGTGCAGCCTAGAAAACTACACCGGCCAAACGTGAGCAACCGCCGCATTGTTGAATTCAATGAAGTAGTTGCCTAGCAAGGCGCTGGCTTTGCAGGAGTCCTCGTCGCCGAAGTTGTAGTAGTCTAGCGGCAGGACACAGTCTCCGGGGCCACCGTGCTGCTCCATATAGATGGTAGCCAGCGGTTCGCCGCCAGACCACTCATTCGGGTCACCGGGCACGATGTAAGCCCCATATTGACCGCTGCTGTCGAGCAGGTTTTGTGCTCGCTTGGCAACGCTCTGCGGCTTGTCGACGCCGAACTGTTGTCCCGCGCCGAGACTGCTAACCTTCGCCAATGCTTTCGCCACCTTACGAGCAACCTGCTCTTTCTGTCGTTGAGTTGCCATCTTGTGCTCCCTCTCTATTCGAAGTCTGCGACATTGCAAGACTTCATCGGCTACACAATCCGAAGATTGTGCAGCCTAGAAGGCTAGAAGGTCTCTGTGGTCGGCACAAACACGGCCGCTCTTACCCAGTAGCCGCCCCGGACGGTGTCGGAGTAGACCGCGGCGTCGTCTTCGATGACGATGTCCTGGTCGTATTTGCCGCCGACATTGAACCACCGCAGCAGGGCTTCCTTGATGCGCTCTGGGCGCCCTTCCGGAGGTCGAATATCGCTGTTGCGGATGTATGCCGGCAGCCAACTGGTTGAATTGGTTTTCATTTTCATTCCCTCTCTATTCGAAGTCTGCGAAATTGCAGGGCTTCATTGCCTGCACAAACCCGGAGGCTTGTGCAGACTAGAAACGCTCAACAGTGAACGAGAAACCTGTACCGACCACCGTTGGTGGTCAGTCTGTCGAACTTGGCCGTTTTGTGTCGGGTTGGGGTGTCGACGCTGATATGCCAGACGAAGTCCCGCTGAAACAGACTTGCGTCATCGCGGTGAAAGGCCTTCAGCAGTGCATTCAACCTGGACTTGGTAGTCGACGTTTCGTATCCGCAGTGTGAAATGCTGCATGTAGTCGCGGATATTGACCGTATCGGCCCCGGTACCGCGAACGTTGCAATGATGCTGTTCCACAGGAACACGTCGACGGTGCAGGCCTCCCGCTGGTATCGAATACGGTCCCGTTTCGTCAATTGCTTGTCGAACGATTTGGCGTACTTACCACGCAGACAACCCAGCACAATGTCGTTGATTCTGGTTTCAATTTTTCTCATCATTCCCTCTCATAAACAGCAAACCAGGATTGATTTGCCGGCCGATGCCGCCGACCGGTAGTCGGAAGCATTGGCGGGCCCCCAGCCCTGCCCAAAGGCAGGACCGGAGGCCCATTAGAGAGAGAGAGAGATTCGAGAGAGTCCCATTGCATTGTCTGGCCTAGTCGGGGTCGCTTCCCAGCGATGTGTGCCCCCAGCGACTGTCCTGCCTTTCGCATGTCCACCTACAGAGGTGCCCGCCGATTGTCAAAGACGCGAGTGGTACGGTGTTCCGTGCTCCACCCTACGGTCGGCGCCGTGCAGCGCTTACTGGGGTACTCAGTTACTCCGAGACTCCGGGTTTATTCGGTTTTCAAGCTCACGGTGGGTTTGTCCACCTCGCCTTACCCAGCGCGCAACCGGCAGACGGACCCCCCTTTTACAGTAGGCCGTGCTAGCGGTCAAGGCCGTCAACAGGAAGGAAAGGCCTGAAACGACCAGGATATCGACTGCGGATGAAGGACTGCTCTGCTTTGTAATAGCTGTGTAAAACCCCCCGTCTCCCGTTTGGCTGAATGGGGTACTGGGGTTTCAGTGCAGCGTTTGGGATTATGATCAAAAGGTAGGGGGCCTGGGGTCAATGTCCCATTCCCTCCGCCGCCCAGCACACTCCCCCTACAGCAAACCACACCCACAACTCAAGGATTCCGCGGGGTTAGGATATGTGAAGGCAGCACAAACCTGCGTGTATATATATAACGTGTGCAGGGGGCCGGGTAAGGGGCCCTCGCCGCCTCGCGCTGGTGCCTTTTATTTGAAACCCCCACACCCGATATATCTGTATTTTGCAAAGCCCTGCGGGGAAGCTACCGGTTTTCAGCAGCCTTACCGATCGCTTATGAAGGGGCAATGGGGTTCGTGGCTTTGGCCGCCCATCAGTGCAGGGGATATATTGGTCCTTCCGCTCCGGTGCCACACCCGTATTCCTCTGGAATTCAGGTGTCCGACCTACGGTCAGGACATACAATGCAGCACCCCAAAGTGTGCCCCGGGTCCCCGTACACCACAACCTGTCAAGTCACCTTTTACATAACTTTTACATTTCTGTGACACTTCTGTGACATTTCACTGACGGACAGGGGTCTCCCCCTTGGAATTGTTGGGGTTCTTGCCTATAGGACAGGCTGTGTCCTACGTGCATTTTATGATCAAAAACAGGCCGTTTGCGGTATTTTCTGCGGTTGTGGTAGGCTTTGCTCGCTCGCCCTTCGGCCCCATCTCCTTCCAGGATGCGGTCGGTAGCTCCGGCCCCTTGCCGTTGGGCGGGCACAACGAGGTGCGGCATGTCAGCAGGGGCGGTCGATGAGGTTGAGCGAGCATTTGCGTCGTTGCGTTTTCAGAACGAGGCTGTCAAGAAGATGGCTGATTTTGCCCTACTTCGGCTTGCTGATGCTGTCGAAGGCAATAAAACGAAGGCGGAGGCGGAGTGGTTCGACCGGTGCATGAAGATTGCGGTCTCTGCCCCGGAGAGGACGAAGGACGAGAAGATGCAGAGGGTCAGGGCAATGACCGCCAAGAGGCGCGAGTATGTCGACTGACAGCAAGGACACCTTCCCCCTGGACATCGTCGAGAAGGCCCAGTACCTCCACCACTACTATTCTGATGCCGATCAACTCGACGAGGAGTACGTCCTGGAGTTGGCCAGGGACTTTGCCTTCTTCTGCGAGAACGAGGTTCGGATTACAAATCAGGCCGGCCAGTCGGTGCCGTTTGTTTTGAATGACCCCCAGGTCCGGGTCACAGACTATGCGATTAAGCGGCTGTTTTCCGGCCAACCACTTCTGCTCATCATTCTGAAGCTTCGGCAGGAGGCTGGTTTTTCGACCTGGGTCGCCGCTCTGATTACGTGGCTCTGCACGTTTATGGACAACTACCAGACCATGGTAATTTCCCACGACGAGGACTCGACGGACACGCTTCTCTCCAAGTACCAGTTCATGTACGACAACATGAGCGCTGACATCAAGCCGGACCAAGATCGATCGTCGAGGAAGCTCGGCATGTTCTGGAAGAACGGGTCGTCTGTTCGGATCGCAACCGCGGGAACCAAGGCTGTTTCGGCGAAGAAGGGTCGTTCAAAGACCCTGCAGGCGGTGCATTTTTCGGAGCCGGCGTTCTATCAGGCGGCCAGAGATCTGGTTACCGGCGTCAAGTCCACCGTCAAGCTGGGGCCGTGGAAGATTGTGATCTTCGAGTCCACCCCGAATGGAAAGGGGGGCTACTTTTACGAGGAGTACCAGCGCGCCAAGCTTGGGAAGAGCGATTACAAGGCATGGTTTGTTCCGTGGCACGCGGTTCCGACCAACTCGGTCAGGCCAACACAGTCTGTTCGCGAAGCGTGGGACGAGTGGAGGGCCACCGGCAAGAGGGACGTAAGGGAGCGCGGCGGGTTTGTTGCTGACGATTACGATAGGATCGGAAGGCTCGGCCTCGACTGCGGGCAGTGGCTTTGGTGGGGGAACACGTTTAGGAACGTTTGCGACGGCGATGAGGAGAGAATTCTCCAGGAATACCCCGACGACGACGTGTCCTGTTTTCTTGCCTCCGGGCGCACAGTCTTCTCGCACAAGCATCTGGAAAAACAGCACAAAAACGTGTTTGAGCCGACCGCCTTTGACCTTGTTGAAAAGGACGGGAGCATCCGTGTTGAGGCCGACGAAAACGGCCAGTTCTTACGCTGGTTAGAACCAGAGGCAAACGAAAGGTACATCATCACGGCAGATGTGTGCTCCGGCGGGACGGCACAGGACTTCAGCGTCATCTCTGTTTGGTGCCGACGTGGTCGCATGTTGGAGCAGGCCGCCTCCTATAGGGGCCGCCCAGACCCCGACGAGTTGGCCGTTATGCTCGATCTGCTGGGAAGGCTTTACAACAACGGGGTTGTCTGCCCGGAGTCCAACACATACGGAAGGCACACCCTGAAAGAGCTAAGAAAGCTCGCATATCCCTGTATTTATAGGCAGTTGGAGTGGTCGAGGGCCGAGGGCAAGATCATCAGGAACACGCTGGGGTTTGAGACGACCGCCAAGAGTCGGCCGATGCTAATCAGCGCCGCCCGCAAATACCTTCGGGGCGGGTCAAGGTCTATCGTCATCCACGACGAGCGCCTCCTGGACGAACTGGGGCACTTCTGCTATTCAGCGTCTACCAACAAGCCCCAGGCAATGGACGGCAAAAACGACGACTACGTTTTCGCGATGATGATTGGCTGCCTGCTGGACGACGAGGACTCAGATTTGGACGATCAATTCAAGCCAGAGCAGAAAAAATCCAGAATAGTCTGGACAAAGGTGTCGGATGTCTATGAAGATCTAGAGGAAGATGGGTCGGAGTCCATCCCAGACAACCTCCTTCGCCTCGGCCTGCTGTAGGTGCCCATGTTGACGCTTCCCTGGTCCATTGTGACTCTGCTCGCGGTTGCCCTCATCATTGAGCATTACACAAACAGGACTGCGGTTTCTTCGATCAGAAGGGCGCACGACCTGGAGCGAAGCGAGCTAATCAAGCAGATTTCAAGACTTTCTCTTGCCAAGTCGCTCCCAGAGTACGACTCTTCCAACAACACGGACACTTGTGTTACGTGGGGGCCAAACGAGCGCTATCCGGCGGAAGAGGACGGCCCAGAGATCGCCATGCCAACCACGATTTGGGAGTAAGACATGCCTCCAGGAATTGGCTACTCGCCCAACGTCACCCAGACCCAGGCTCCGCCGCAAGGTATCGGGGTGGCCCCGCCCAACCAGCGCGCCTTGCTGGAGTTTATTCAGAGGCTGCTTGCCGACAACCAGAAGCTCCGGCAGATTGCGACACCTGGAGATCAACGGCTGGGCTCTACGCCAGCGCCACTTCCGTACATCAACGCCCCGCTGCGGCCCTCGGCCTTTATTCAGGGCACAGACATGGCGGCATTTCCCCTGCAAACAATCGTCGGCCAACAGCCCAACCCGGCCGGAGGTCCGGCCAGATATTTCGCCGGGCAGGATGTTGATCCAGCAAACCAATACCAGACCCAGACTCCCCCGGGCACTGTTGCGGAGTTGGACAGGTCAGCGCCACCGCCAGACGGGTCCGCTGGACGACCTGGGCAAACGACCTCGTCGAGAGTGTACCGCCAGCCCACAACCCCGGACGACCAAAACCTCCGGCCTAGAGCATCAAACCAATACTACGCCGACCACCGGCCCGATGGTGGCCCGGACTACAGCCAAGCGAGCGCATTCGACCAGATGATGGGCATGTCCATGCAGAGGCCCGGCCCGAAGCAGGTTGCCGGAGGACCACACAAAGACACGGAGATGGGTTCTGGCGTTATTGACCCAAGAAAGCTGGCGGCCCAAAAGGCAATGGCCGGCGTCTCCAGCGCAATCGCCTCAGCAGGCCGCTCGAAAAAGAAAAGGAGCGTAACCCCGGGGAGCACCCGGGCAAAGCCGTCTTCGGAAAGGGCGGAAATGGCGGGGTCAGGCGACCGGTACGAGGGGCTGTTCTTGAGCATGTACTCGCAGGCGGTCCAGGCCGCAAACAGAAACAAGAAGGCCGGGCAGGCACCGTTCATCCCCCTAAGAGACTACAGAAACAACAAGGTGTTTTTGGTCCTGGCTGACGGCACCGCGCTGGTTTTCGATGTTACCGACCCGCTAGAGGTCAACGCATACAGAGAGGCCCTTACCTCGTCTGGATACAATCCGGACGCAACGGCCCAGGTCGCAGAGCAGGCCTCGAAGCCCCTTCTCGCGGAGATCATCAAGGGAACGGACCCTGCCGACGACCAGAAGCTCTTCGATACGCTAGACGTCACATCACTCACGACGCAGGGGTAACCATGGCAAAGCCCACCGGATGGACCAAAATTGAACTGCCCCCACCCCCGGCGTTGCCCCAGGCTCCGGCGATGCCTGAGCCCCCGGAAAAAGACTGGAAGTTCTACCTTCAGACGTTTGGCCCCATGGTTGCCGGAGGGCTGGCAATGTTGTCTGGTAACCCTGGTGCTGCCGGCATGGCCTATGGTGCAACGCAAATGGCCCTATCGCCCCTGTCGAAAAATCCGTATGACGTTCAAAGACAGGCCGCCCTGGGCGGAAAGGCCATGTTCGGATCCTACCCCTACTACAGGCAGTGGGAGGATAAGCAGAGGAGACTTCCGCAGGCTCCAGGAGGATTCTGGGACCCCGACTCTTGGGTTGGCGGGCCTCTTCCCGCCGCCGGGTATATACCGCCACCGCCACCGCCACCGCCCCCGACGACGATGGGCGCCCCACTTTCTTTCGGCCTACCGGCCTACACGCCGGTCCAGTTTGACTCAGCCCTGGTTGGTGCCGGCTCTACGGCAGGACAGTAAATGCCGAAGGCACTTTCAGACATCCGCTCAGCAAGGATCCGTCGCGAGATGGCCCGTACCGGGGAAGACCCGGTCGTCCACGTGGACTCTCAGTTTACCAGGGCTGAAGAGGCCCGGGCTGCACTGGCCCGGGAGTGGCTCCTTAACAAGTCCTTTATTCGCGGCGACCAATGGTACACTGCGGACGATTCGGCCGGCGGGTTGCGGTCGGTTCCGAGACAGTCGTGGCGCCGCCAAATCACGGTCAACGGGCTGTTTTCGATCGAACGCGTCATTGTTGCAAAGCTCACGTCGCAAAGGCCCGAGCCCACGGTTCTGCCGGCAACGAACACAGACGAGGACAGGTCTGTCGCTCGTGCGTGCGAAAGGCTTATAAAGTACCACTTCAGAAAGATGGGCTGGGACATTGAGTTGACCCGCTGGACAAGCGACCTCTTTTCAACAGGCTCTGGCTGGTGGAAGGTCTCTTGGGATCCCGACGCCGGCGAAACCAGGGAGATTGACCCTCTCGTTGCCGATGACCTGGGAATTCCCGAATCGGAGAGGAAGAGGAAGGAGGGAGACCTCCTTGTCGAGTCTGTTTCTCCATTCGAGGTGCTCATAGACCCCGGCGCCAAGAGGATGAAGGACGCCAGATGGCTGGTTCACGTTCATCTCATCCACGTTGACGAGGTCTTCGAGCGCTGGGGCGAGGAGGTGGTTCCCGACAGCCCGTCGTCGTTCGGCCTGAGTTGGATCGACAACCTCGACAAGCAAATGGAACTCTCCGAAGACATGGTCATGGTCAAGGAGTATTGGGAAAGACCGTCAAAAGACTTCCCTGGTGGCCGCAGGATCTTAATCGCTGGCGGCAAGGTTCTGGAGTACGAAAAGCCCGGCCCGGACGAAAGATCGATCGACAAACTTCCCTTTGTCTACTGCCCGTTCTACCCGGATACCGAGTCATTCTATGGGCTTACGCCGATGAACAACGGCCGCGGCCTTCAGATGAACATAAATCAGATTTATTCCCTGATTATGGAGCAGATGGGCCTCGCCGCTCACGGCAAGTGGCTGATTCCAAAGGGATCTGGGGTTACGAAGATCACCAGCGCGCCGGGCGAGAAGATTGAGTACAACCCAACCCACGGACCTCCGCAGTGGATCCGCGGCGACCCGGTCTCTCCAAACATGATGAACCTGACCCAGATGTTCCGCGAGGCGCAGCAGTATGTGCTTGGTTTGCACGAGGCGTCCCTTGGAATGGCGGGCTCATCACAGTCCGGCCGGTCTGTTCTGTTTCAGTCAGAGCAAGACAACACCAAGCTCGGCCCTACACTGAAGTGCATCCGACAGTCTCTTCGAGAGCTTGGCAGAATGATGCTCGAAACTTGGCGAGATAACGCCGACTACGAGCTAAACTACCGAATTTTGGGCGAAAACGCGGTAAGCGAAGTCAAGTCCATGGAGGCTGGCGAGATCAGGTTCTCAGATGTTGAATTTCAAATTGAGTCCAGTCTACCGAATAACAAGGAGGCTCGCCGGCAACTGGTCCTTCAACTGGTACAGATGGGGCTTATCGACCGCGAGCGCGCACTACGAATGCTGGAGTTTGGTGACATTGCCGATCTACTTGGCGGCGAAGGACGCGATAAGGAACGAGCGCGCTCCGAAAATGACCTGCTATTTGACGGCGATCAAGTAGCCGCGGCACAGTACGAAGATCATGCGGCACATCTTGAGTCCCACATCGAAACGATGAAAGAACAAAGATTTTACGATGCTACGGACCAAATTAAGCAATCGTTTCTGTTGCACATACAACAGCACGCAGCTATGCTCCAGGGCGGTGTCCCTCCGGCTCCGGGGCCGGGGGGAGCCCCTGAACAGCGGGCTGGTTCCGTGCCAGATGTTCCGGCATACGCCGGACAGGAGTTTGGAGGAGAGGTTCCAGATCCGTTCCCGGCGGAGCAGTTGGGGATGGCAGACATAACTGGAGCATCTCTATAATCGGCTGGTCGCGTAACGACCAAGGGGTAAGAAATGACCCAGACTGCTTCAAAGAGCGGCCCCACATGGGGCACTAGTGATGAGTTTGATGCGGCGCTTAGTGCTTCGCATGGAGGCTTGTCTGAGGACACTGCGGCAACCGAGCCGGGGGATATCGAGGTCGCTCCTGCGGCCGAGGACGACCCCATCGAAACAGGCGCGTTAGATCTGGGCGAAGGTGCGGCGGAGGAAGTTGAAGATGTAGAGAATCCTTATGATGACAGTGTCGATGCTGCCGGGAGGCCAATCGAGAACCTGAAGGCGGAGTTTGATCGAAAGATCGGAAACCGAGACAAGCAACTCGACAACCTCTCGCAGCAGAACGGCCAGTTGGTGGGCGTTATTCAAGAGCTTCGTCAGATGCTCGTTGAGAAAAACACCAAGCCACCTGCGCCACCCAGAGATCCGTATGCCGATCTCGACGACACAGACCCGGACTACGAGACGCAGGTTCTTCGCGTTGACCTCAAGTCGATGCGTGGTGAACTGAACAGGCTGCGCTCAGAAAAGGAGAACGAGGTGCGCCAAGCTCAAGAGCAGCAGCGCATGTCGAACTACCAAAACTGGGTTCAGGAGTCCGTGCAGGGGTTTGTTGAAAATGTCACAAAAGGAACCAAGTTTGAAAGCAACACCGACGTCAAGGCTCGACTTTGGGAGGCCGGATACACCCACCTGGGTGCAATCGGGGCAGACCCAAACCGAATCGACGAGGTCAGGGTTGCCGTCAACGGGGCGTTCTCTACCTTCGACAGTATCTACAAGCAGGCGCAGGAGGCTGCTGTTGGTAAAGTCAAGGGCCGGAGGGGTCGCAAGCCCGTCAAGGGACGGGCAAATGCTGCGGCGAAGGCCGTCAGCAAGGCGCCAAATCCGGCCAAACTATCAGACAAGGAGTTCGGGGCTGCGGTAGACGCATGGCTTGATGTCAATATGCCCGCGAACTAGTTCTATTGGAGTAGAAAATGGCAGTTACAACGAAGGGTGTCGTCAAAGGCACCGCATCCTACTATCAGTCTCTTGATGGTTTGCTGAAAGATTTTTACGGCCCCCGCATTGCGGAGACCATCAACAACAACAACTTCGCCCTTGATCGCCTTGAAAAGCGCAAGGACATGAAGTGGTCTGGTCGGAAGGTCTCCTTCCCTGTCCACACCAAGCGCAACACCGGCGTTGGCTTCCGCGACGAGACCGGGAGTCTCCCATCCGCGGGCGGGCAGAAGTACGAGATCGCAGAGGTCACGGACGTTCTGTTCTACGGAACGGTTCAGTTGACCGGCCTTGCTTTGGATGCGGTTCTCAGCGACCGCGGCGGCTTCCGTCGAGCGCTGGATTCCGAAATGCAGGGAATGGTCAACGACTCGCGCAACCATTTCGGTCGTGCGGTCTGGGGGATGCCGGTCGACGGAACCGGAGACTCCGAGAATAGCTTGAACTGCTTTCTCGGAAGATCGGCCACGGTCGGAGAGTCGTCCACCCCGGACATTGTGAGGCCGCTCGGGTACACAAACGTCGATGCCAACGGCACGACGCGGTATTTCCGTGTTGGTGACGCGGTTTCTTGGGGCTCTGCGGCTGAATTCAAAAGCGGCACACTTGCTGGCTATGGAGAGGTCACGGCGGTCAACACGTCGACAAAAAAGATCACGGTTGCCAAGAAGGAGGCCGGAGACAAAGACCCGGTCAAAGATGACTGGTTCGTTGTCGGGTCGAACAAGACCAGCGGAACGTTTGAGTTCGACAACGGTCTCAACGGTCTCGGCGCCATCACGGCGGACTTCCAGGACATCGCGTCTCAAAAGCTCCAGGGCATTGCGATCACCTCCGCGGGCGACTACTCGTGGCGGTCGTTTTCGGAGGACCACACCGGCGCCTCGTCGGCCTTTGACGCGTCCAAGATCCACAGTCTTGTCCACAACATCCAGGAGGTTGGCCAGGGCTCGCCGAGTCTTCTTGTCACGCACTACTCGATGTTGCTTGAGTATGTCCAGACCATGGAAGATCAGGCGCGGTTTTCGAACGATAGCCTCAAGGGTGGCTATCAGACGATCTCGTTTGCGTCCGACAAGGTCTACGACTGGGTTGTTGACAAGTATTGCCCCTACGGTGCGATCTTCGCCCTCGACGAGAGCAATCTCTTCTGGGCCGTCCGGCGCGACTTCGGCTGGGATGATCGCGGTGGCGCGATCTTGAAGTCGATGGCTGTCGGCGGGACCGCACAGGACAGCGTGCGCGGCTTCTACAAGGCGTACCTGCAGATGGCATACAACAACCTGAACTCACACGGCGTTGCCGTGGACATCACGGTTGATTCGGCCAGCCTGCCTCGCTAGTTGATTCGGCTGCTGGACCTCGGTCGGGTTTTCCCGGCCGGGGTCCGGCTCTGCCGGAGGGTTTTATGGGCCTCCTCAAGCTTCTAAACCAGGAGTTTTCCTTTGTGGATGGCTTTGGCGACGATGTTCGGGCCGGCACCGACCACGGTTTCCCGGCCAACGTTATGTCGGCCATCAACGAGCGCTACCCAAGCATTCGAATCGTCTACCACGTCCCCGACAAGAAGCTTTTGATTTTTACCAAGGGCGACCGGGGCGATATGTTTCTGATCAGAGAGGCAAAGCCCGGCGAGACCTGGGCCATCCTCGACCACCTCGACTACGCCAACTGGGCATCCAGAAATCTTGCCGAGAGAGCGCGCAAGCGCGGGATCAAGCAAAAGATCAGCAAGATGGAGAGGGACGCTGACGAAAAGTACCAGCGCGAGGCCATGGCCAACTGCGACCCAGACTTTGCCGGCTGGCTGATCAGAAAGTACAAGGAGAAGATCTTGAATACGGGCGATCCGTATCCAACCATCTCCGTCCCATCGAGCGCCCCTTTTTAGCGGAGGAGTGTCATGGACCTTCAGGCTGCCAGATCTAGGGTGCGGTTCTTTATCAACGAGCCCTCAGCAGCACAATGGACTGACGCGAAGCTGGACGAGCTTATCGTCTCAGCAAACCGCGAGGTCTACTCAGACATTTGCGCCAGAACCGTCGACTACTTCCACAAGGAGGTTCGCGTAACATACCCGGCGAGCACGGTCTCAAT